GCTTGATGTAACCCCCCGTTCCCAGGTATTTGAGTTCCTTTCTTGATTACTTGATTCTTCTACACATCATTATAGAAGCCTACAGGGGCAGGTGCGGACCTCCGTAGGGTGTCTCTTGAAGGGTTTCACAGTGGCTCGACACAGGCCACCATGAGAACAGTGCTTTGGAAAAGTTTATCTAGTGTTTTTGGGTTTGTCCTACTACTTCCGTAAAAGCGTGGCGATTGCGTTCCGTGTTAGTAAGCAGTCTCTCAGCTAGCCTAGTCTTTCTCAAGGACATTATCAGCTTCTCGGTGCCACTATCAGCGGCAGCTGGACTTACTCCTTCCACAGTCGGCGCGGGTGGTCAGACCTACGCTTGCGTTTCGAGTTCCATAGTAGAGTTTTATGAAGTTGGTTTTTGAATGTTTTTGTGTTATCCCTAGTGTGCACACACGTAATTAAGCTGCGTGGATCCGGAAATGGACAGAATTTGTTGATGAAGGCACGCCGTTCGTGAGTCGAAACCCAGTCCCGGGTGTGAGAACCTCCAACGTAAACCACCACGCCCGAACATAAACACCACCGCCTCCGAATAGACCACTAGAGGATGTCGTTGATGTGTTGTTGCTCAGGTTGGCGATGGTAATTCCGCCAGGCCCAGGGTCCACAGATGAATTATTGATCAGCTCAATCTGCAGGCAGTAGTGCCCAGCCCTAGCGAATGTGACGAATTGCTCGTTCACGCTGAGGGTGCTGTCATTGATCCACGCACACAGCTGATTGGTCTCAGCTGGTTGTAGAACAGGTCTTGCAGTGGGCCCGGTCGCCGGTTGTAAGAGGAGCACGTTGTCGCCGGCAACAGTTCCGATTGACATGTCTGAGTTGTCCTCAGAGATAAGTAGTGATTGGCCGAGGGGTGGGTCCGTGCTTGGGACCGCTGCATTCACCCCGGATGCTATCTTGTCCCCATAAGGTGGTTCGATTGGCAACTCCGGCAAACTAAGCTCCAGGTCGTATGTGATATAAATCCTCCCAAGGGTCGCACCTGCCGATCCACTCGGCAAGCCCTCGGTTGCAATTGTAACCACGCCATGATCGTACAGATTAGGGGGTCCCTCGCAGCCCGGTCGTCTGGTGTAGAGTCGTTCCGAAGCCTGTAGCTCCGAATCGCACTCAATTCCATGGACCAGTGTTTCGCTTGGGTTCCCGCGCGTGTGGTACGCGCTCTGTAGAAGGGCGGGCATATCTGCGAACGGCAAAGAGTTTGAGTTGTACTGGGTTCCAATGCAAACAGTTCCCAAGGCCATATCCGCACTGTAATTGCTACTGGTGGACTCAAAGGACACAATTGCGCCCAATAACTGCCATTCAGTGAACAACTGCGATATGCGTGATGCCCAAGGAAACGTTGCCTCATTGGTGGCTTGTAGCCGAAACTGTTGTTGAGCGAACGCTTCCGGTGTAGTTGCGTCAGCAACCACAGATCCAATGTACTCGCGTTTCTTGACGCGGACACGTGCTCCTCCAAAGTTTGAGAACGAGTACGATTTCTCTGGCTCGTTTTCCATGATGGAGTTGCGTCTGACCGTGTAGTCACCGACACCGGTTACGTTTGCAATAGCTTGCCCCAACTGACCAAAGGCCGGCCCTCCGAGTGTGTTTCCAATGGTGGCGAAGGTACCTTTGGGTACTTTCTGCTTCATCCACTTATAGGCATCACCGAAGAACCCGCCCTTGCCCTGCATGTGTTGCATTTTAGATCTCGGGTTCATTGCGGCATCGACCCGAGACTGTTCAAGCCTCCTGCTTGCTAGTTTTTCGACGCTACTCTTTGACAGGGTGACACCCCGTCGGGCTGCGTCTCTACGCACCCCGTTAGCGATTTGTTGTTTTGTTTTTGCCATGTTGTATGGGATACCGCACATGGTGGGCGGGACTGTTCATCATAACTCACCAACTGCTCCCGTGCAGTCTCTTGGCATTCCGACCCATCGTTAATCGGCCTTAGCACGGTCATACCGTTTTGGGAGTTTTAAGAGTCATGACCCCATTTACCCATCCACTTCCTTGACTTGTGGTAGGGGGAGAAGAAAATCTCATCTCGTATCCCACGGTGCTCAGGCATTGGCATCGGCAATGCTGGGCCCCGGGTCCTATTCATCCTGATGTACTCTTCGCACATCACCTGGTCAACTGGACTAATGCCCGAGAATCTAGCATAACTTTCTCTTGTGCTATCCTCGACTGGCGCATTAGGTTGGCACTCCAACCCCGCAGAGAGGTATTTCATTTTTGCGTGCGTAACATTTGAACTGTTCGACCTGCCCGGTTTGTCGGTTCGGGGCAAGGTGTCATAGTATGTGGAATGTATCGGCACTCCGGAACAGGCGATGCTGCCACCGGTGCCCACGTTGTGCAGCCAAGTGTCTATGCTCGTACTGTCTCTCCCGACAATTACGGCATCTTTGTCCAAACTTGACATCCTTCTGACCATTCGCCATACTCCAGCAACACATACAGGTCCCATCTGACAAAATTCCATCTCTTCAAAAACAGTGGTCGGTTCACCTTCAAATTCCATGGTGAAACCAAATGACTTCCATTCCTGGATGAATTTGTCTTTGTTACGTTTGAACCGCTTGAATGATTCGCTCGTAAAGATGACAACGCAATCGTCGCCATTATTGATGAGATGGCAGGTGTAGTTCTCCAGCGCAGTGTACATTAATCCACAGGCCAGCATTACATTGCCTAGCCCGGTGTTCATGTCACCACTACATCGACCACCCGTCCGGCGGTACGATACCCTGAACTTTTCCTGCCCTTGAGTACACATTGCAGATCCTTCAGTCACCAACTGTTGTCGTAAAAGCGCAGCGAGTTCGTCGGAATGGTACACAGTGTTATACACTCTGTGTTCCTCCTTCAGAGCCTCCACGCTGACGTGTTGGTCCCAGCGAGCAGCATCCATGGATACGATAACTGCAGGCCCATGACTGAGACTTTGTATGTGGTCATAACTAGCACGTATGGCTTCACCCATGACTTCCGCATTCATACCTTTCATAACGGTACGGAGACCAGGACGATTGACCTTCTCGCTCCAAATCCGATCAATTTGGTTGTAGATCGGGTGTTCTATTGGCCGTAGATAACATCCAACGACCAAATTAAACAATGGGTCACGAGGTTGGATCATCCTGGGTGCGGGATCCGGTTTCTTGCTCACATTTACTTTCTCTGCTTTGATGAATAACTTAATGAACGAATGCCACTTATCCACGCTTGTATGGTTCTCAAGCTTATCAGCCATCTGCTGATATAGTTTTCTCCTGTGGGGAGCACACGTCTCGACAAACTCAGAGACTGAATATTTCCGCACAGCGCCCAAACCTTCAATTATGGAATCAGTGAACATTCTGATCTTCTTCAACTCCTGCCGATTGGCGGCAGGAGGGGGTGCCAGCTTGTCGCCTTCCTTGACAAGCCAGCCACGCTCTACAAGAGCGCGAAGCACATTCTTGAGTGAGTTGTTGTGGACCATGAAGTTGTGTTCTCCAGGTCCCCCACCGCTCAGGGTTGTGTATTTCCTGAGCTTGACCTTGCAATACCCTAAAGAGCGCACCTTGATGTAGTCACCTTTTGAAAATTGACACTTTCTGGCCAGTTTGTCTTGAAACTGGCTGCTGAACTTCTCAAACCCGTGCTTGGCGGTAGTGTTGAAAGGTTCATTAGTGTAATCTACGCAGGTGTCTGCACCATAATGCTCTTCAGGGCACCACTAGCGGGTCAGGCTAGCCCCAGGCATATTGTGTAACATGCCATAGGTAGAGTACCACTCTTGGTTCCAGGCAGCGAACTGCTCCACTTCATCTTCGACATGGGTGAAGACAGCACATAGCGTGAGTCCTGAAATTGACTTGATGTCATCCGTTCTCCAGTTGTTTTCACGGTACCACTTGATGATGGCATCGTGAACGGTGACTCGTGTGATTCGGTCAGGAACAGATAGTCTGTCCTTTCCAATCTTGTTCACAACATCGTCCCTACACTCGATGCAATATCGCATCCGCTTCACTGCGGACAGTGCGCGTCTGCGTCTCTTGCGGCGGGAACGTGCTCCAAACCAACAGCCCTCCATACAGTTATCGTGTATGGAGTTTCGAACTTCATCAGTTGTACTGAACACTTCAGGTAGTCCTTCTGTGTAAGGAATACGATCTTCCTCACTCATTTTGGACAATTGCCTGACGAGTTTTAGATAACATCTGTGTTCGTACCCAGTTGATCCTTGGCAGAACTCGATGAAGGTGTTCCAAACCACCTGAAGTGGGTTGGGTTCCTCACCGTGTCTGCCTTGGATGGTTACCTGTTTGTCGGTGACGGCAGGTCCCTCGGGCTGGTTGAAGTTGCCCTGCTTGTTGGTGACGGCAGGTCCCTCGGGCTGGTTGAAGTTGCACGACAGCTTCTGATGGAGTTCGCTCCAAAGCTTGTGCGTTTCTTCAATCACGGTTACCTGCTTGTCGGTGACGACAGGTCCCTCGAACTGGGCTGGTTCTGGCAATCCCTTGGGGGGTGGATCAGCCAGAACAGGCTGTTTGGCGGACTCATGGTTGAGTCTCTTTTTGAGCTGACGTAGTGTGAGTTGCACGTTGCAATAATGCAATAGAGCTGCACGTTGCAATGATGCACTATACACGTTGCAATACTGCCCTAGCTTCGCGTTCGTGCACGTGGTAGCTATTTGCGCTTCCACATGCGCAATTCGGGCTTTGTTTAACAAATAAAGCGCAGCAATGGCATCCTTGGTATTGCAGGTGAACACACAGAGTCTCCTGAACTTGCCCCTAAGTTCATCGTGGCGCGCCTGATTGGGAGTAGACACGCCAAACACCACGGGTTGGTCGACAGGTGGTGGCTTTGGGGCGGGAGGTGATGGATTTTGTGAGATCTTAGTTCCTGGTTGGGGTTTCAGATCCGGTTTTTGACGTTTGGGACGTGGCAGGGGTAGTTGGATACCCGATGAATTGGTCGTGAAGCCAGTTGAAGACTTCATCGCCGATTTCCGGGCCTTCTTCTTCCTCCCCTTCTTCTTGGTGTCCATACGCGTACCCACATCCGGTTGCGAGGACGTTGAGTTCCCACGTGTAGTTCCCGTCGTCTGCTGGAGGGTGTGACAACTGTTTACACTGCTCACAGGTGAGCCAGCTGTTGAATTCATGCTCCAGCGTGATTGTCGGGTGGGTGACCAACCCTCCCTAACCTAACTGTTTTAACTACCGGCGGCTACCGGCAGAAGTGACGGTTCCCCC